GCGTTGGCGACCTTGAGGGCGGTGTGACGTGGAACAACTACGCCTCCACCAATCCCGTCAAGGATATCCGCGCGCAGATCCTGAACATGGAGAAGCTTCCAGGCGTGCGGCGTCGGAACATGACGCTCATTTTTGGGCCGGAAACTTGGAACAACGGGATTGTTGATCACCCGAAGATCCTCGAACGGTTCGAGCAAACACAGCTTGCAGTCACAAATGAGCAGCTTGTGGCTGCCATTTTTGGCGTCAAGTCTGTGCGCGTGGCGCAGGCTGTTTACAACTCGGCGGGCGAAGGGCTGGCCGGCGTGCCAGCGTTCATCCACGGCAAGCATGCGTTGCTTATTTGTACGCCGGAGGCACCGGGCATCAATATCCCCAGCGCCGGCTACATGTTTGATTGGGTGGACCAGGGCAACGGGCAGATGGAGGTCATGCAGGCTCGCCTCCCGCTGATCCGGTGTGACCACTACGAGATGGAGCGCGGCGTGGACTTCAAGGTCTGCGCGCCCAAGCTCGGTGTGTTCTTCAACTCCGTGGTGGCGTGACGGAGGGTTGGGGTTTGGACCGGGTGTCTTTGAAGACACCCCCCCCCCGGTTGGAGAGGGCACCCGGTCCTTTTTGTTTGAGGTGACACGTGCGGGACGGTCGGCGCCAGACACCAAAGGATGTGCGTGCCATCATGGGCGCGCTGCATCGCTTTGACTTGGTGGCAGGCCGCCGCTTGGCGGTGGGGGGAGCGGTTTATGTAGTGGGCGACGCGCTGCCTGCGGAGGCACGGGCGTGGGCCTCCCTCGATTCCATGTTGCGCACGGGCGACGTGCGTGCGGTGCCCCGTGTGGAGGTGCCGCCAGCACCGGCCGCTAAGGTTGCGCCCGTGTTTCCGGCCGATGAGGTCACCCCCGTGGTGCCTTTGCACCGGCGCCGCAGGAAGGGCGGTGCCGCGTGAGCTACACCAACACCCTTCCCACGAACAAAGATAAGGTGCGCCTGCTTATTGGCGACACGGACACCTCAGCAGAAATGCTGGTGGACAATGAGATCAATGCTGTGCTGGCGCTGCAACCCACCGTGACGTTCGCGGCGGCCGCGTGTGCTGACGCCATTGCGGCGAAGTATGCGCGCAAGGTGGACTTGTCCATTGGTGCCACATCAGTATCCCTGAGTCAGCGAGCCGAGGCTTTCCGGGACCTTGCTGCGCGTTTGCGTGCCGGCGGCGCAGGCAGCCTCCCCGGCGGGGACGGCACCGGTGTTCCTGGTGTGTCCATGTTTGTGGGCGGTACGTCCGTGGCGGTCAACGATACGCATGCAGATGACGCTGACGAGGTACCACCAAGCTTTGGCATTGGCATGGATGACGCGCCAGGCACGGCGTCGCCCCTCACCAAGTGGGGGACACCATAATGGACGAATCCCTGCGCGCCACTTTGGTCAAGACCATCAACGTGGCTTCCGTCACGGCGTACACCGCTGGCGGCAATGAGACGTTGGGCGCACCCGTGGCGCTGGCGGCGCACGTGGAAAACACTGACGAGGTGATCACGGCGGAAAATGGGACACAGCTTTCTCCGTCCCACTTGCTGATACTCGACACCGCCATCGGGTTGGACGCGCGTGTGTGGATGCCTGGCGAGGTTCCGGCGTCCACACCAGGCAAGAAGCCTATGGCGGTGCGCGCCTTTTATGACCCGGACACGGGTGTGACGGACCACTGGGAGGTGCTGCTGTGACCACCTCCAAGGCGTTTGTGCGGGGTATCAAGGAAACGGTCGGCACCCTAAAGGGTTTGCCGGCGCACGTGCGCAAGGCCATCCGCGCCGAAGTGAATTTTGAGGCTGAAAAGATCCTGACAGAGGCCCGCACGGAAGTTCCCGTGAAGACGGGCAACCTCAAGAACAGCGCCTTCAAGGAGCCCAATAGCGGTCCCGACAAGACGGGCATAGAGCTTGGGTTCCGAGCGGACTATGCGGTCTACGTCCACGAGATTGACAAAAACTACACGGTCGGCAAGTGGAAATATTTGGAGGACCCCTTCAAACGCGCGCTGCCAGGCATGGCGCAGCGCATTGCGGAAGGCGTGCAGACAGAATTGGAAGGGGCGCTTACATGACCGTGGAAGCGGACGTGGCGGCGCGGCTGGGCGCGACGGTTGGTGGGCTGACCTACGGCGCCAACGTGCGGGAAGGCCCGCAGCGCAAGCCTACGGACAACACGGCGCTACCTGGTGCGGTCCCTCATGCGTGCGTGTTTTGCGTGGGCACGGGCGGAATTGATGACGTGCCGTTCGTGGACGGCGGCGCCAGCACTTCGGAAAAGCGCCCCACCGTGCAAGTGCTGGTGCGCTCGGACCCGAATGACTTTGATGGTGGGCGCGCGCGTGCGGACGCCTGTTTTGCCGCGCTCAATTTGAAGTCCTTTGGTGCGTATCACGAGGTGCGGGCATTGGGCTCCGCGCCTGCTTACGTGCACAGAGACGAACAGGACCATCACGTGTGGTCCATCAACGTGGCCTTGCGCCACTGTTAGGAGAAAGCCATGGCTGACGTTGCTATCACAGAGGAGTTCAGAAATTGGGGCAAGGGCATTGCCGACCTTGAAGCCGACCTTGTTGCGGTGGCCAATGCGTCTCAGAGTTTCTACAACTCTGGCGACGTCATTGCCATCATCAAGAACGGCAGCGGCGGGTCTATCACCGTTACCGTGGAAGGCGTGGCGGATGAGAATGGTCACACGGTGGATGAGGTGCACACCATCGCGGCTGGGAAGATTGCCTTCATCAGCTTCATGAAGGTGAGCATGTTCAACTCATCCGGCAAGGTGACGCTCACCTATTCCGCCATCACCACCGTCACGCAGGGGCTTTACCGCCTCCGCAACCAGTGAAAGGAGCCGACCCATGTCATGCATCCCAGGACGATATGCAGCACTTCAGGTCAGCACCGACGGCGTGACTTATGTGACGTTTGGCAAGATTGTTGACGTCACCCTCAATCTGAATGTGGACGAACTTGAGTGCACGAGTCACGACAGCGCGGGCGCTAGAGAATACATCCCGAATCACCACGACGTGACCATGGATGTGGGCGCCCGTTGGGAAGACGGCGACCCCGGTCAAGAGCTTGTTCTGGCAGCGGCGTTCGCCAAGACTTCGCTCTATTTCAAGTTCACCATGCAGACGCTTGCCGGCAAGAAGCTCTTTGCTGGCACGTGCTTTGCCACGTCCCTCAACCCGAGCGGTCCCTTGGATGACACGGGCAGCATGGACACCACGTTGCGTTGCAGCGGTGTGACCATGACCGCGCAGCCGTAACAAAACGCACCAGGCCCCCGGGAATACTTAACGGTATTTCCGGGGGTTTTCTTTTTCTCGTGCATGCGGCAGGGTGTTGACACAACAGCGCCCCCACGTGGGGCACGGGGTGTCAAGTGGCAAACGCGGACCGTGGGGAAGTGGATGTGACGCTGGGCGGGCAGGCACGCACGCTGCGCTTCCGAAGCGCGGAGGTGATGTTGCTTGAGGAACGCCTGGGCATGGATGTCCTGGCGTTTCTGGCTCGCCAGGGCGGGAGCACACGCTTTGTGGTTGAAGCGGTGTTCGCTGGTTTGAGCAGCGGGGCGGACAAGAAGCTGACGCCCAAGCGCGTCACGGCGTGGCTGGACGAGTTTGACGGCGACGTTGACGACCTGCAAAAGGCCATCCTCTACGCCATCGCGCGGGGCAAGCCAGCACAGCAGGCCAAGAAGATGGTTGAGGCCTTAGACGAGGCGTTCCCGTCTGAGGACGGCGGGCGCGTCGGCCCTTTGGTGACGGCGCCGTCACCCTGACGGCGAGGCTCCGCGCGGCCCACGAGCGCGACGAGGTGCTGAAACACGCGGCGACGGTTGGCCTGACACCGCAGGAGTTCTATGCCATGACCTTCCGAGAGTTTGAGCTTTACGCGGAAGGGCACAGCGAGACGTGGGCGCGCATTTGGGAAACGCTTGCGTGGGTGCAGGCCAACCTGATTAATGTGCACGTGGGCAAGGGCAAGGGGGTCAAGCCTCAGCAATTGCTGCCCAAGGGGCTGCGGCGCAAGGACGTGCCCGACGCTGCGGAGGACGTGGCGCCCATATCCGTGGCGGATGCCAAGGCTCGCGTGCGTGCAGCCATGCGGCGCAAGGCTGACGAGGAATGGCTGACCAGCCCAGAAGGCCAAGCATACACCAAGCGGATGGACGCCTTACACGGAACCCCGGAGGAATGACCCATGGCAATGTCCGCTGGGCAGGTCAGCGTTGGGTTGTCGGTGGTGGGCGGGAAGCTCTTTGCTTCCCAAATGGCAACCGCCGCTCAGCGTGTGCAGGACCTGGGCGGGGCCTCTGACAAATTGGTCAGCACGCTGAGCAAGATAGCCGGCGCGGTTGGCGGCGCGGTCGGCCTGAAGAAAGCGTTTGACTTTGCCAAGGAGGCGGACAGCGTAGCGGATGCAACCCGCGTTCTGGAATACATGGGCGGCAGTATTGAAAAACTACGCACCGCCACGCTTGGGATGCTGAGTGACCAAGTGCTTACCCAGCAAGCGGCGTTCGCCACGTCCTTGGGGATGACCTCGGACGAAATGGAGCGCCTGTCAAAGGTCGCCGTGGCCGCGTCCTCTGTGACGGGGCAGGACTTGGCGGGTGCCATGGATGCCGTGGTGTCTGGCGTTGCGCGTGGTAACACACGCATGTTGGCGCAGACGGGCATCATGGTGGACGCGGAACAGGCGGCGGACGCCTACGCCCAAGCGCACGGGTTGGTGGCTAAGAATTTGTCGGACAGCCAAAAGCGGCAAGCCATCCTGAATGCTGTCATGCAGGAAGGCGCGCGGCTTCAGGACGTGGCGGAAAACTCAGGCGCCGGACTTGTTAACGTTTACTCGCAATTTGAAACTGCAGTCACCAACGCCGGAGAGTCTCTCAAAGCTACACTGTTGCCAGCGGTTGAGAGCTTTGTGTCGCTCACGACGCCACTGATCAGCGGACTGGCCCACGCGCTAGAAGGTTTCAAGAACCTGACGCCAGAAACCCAGAAGCTGTTGGGGGCGCTGACCATCGGGACCGGCGTCAACGTCGCATTTGGGGAAACCATTGCAAAGGCTGCTGGGGGCATTAAGGGGCTGTTCACAAGTGCGCTGGGTAGCGTGGTTGCCTTTGGCAAGAACCTTAACGCGATTCGCGTTGGCGCGGTTGCCGAGGACTTCGAGCGTGTTGTGGGCCAGGTGCTGGGCGCTGAGAAAAAGATTGATGGGTTCTGGACAAGCGTCAACACGCGGACCAATGGTGGCGTGACCAACCTTCTGGCCACCGTCGGAACGCTGGGCAAGGGCATTGGCCTGGCCCTTGGCGGCACGGCTTTGGGCGCGCTGTTCATGGCGTGGGAGAACAACTGGGGCGGGTTCCGCGACGTGGTGAAGGATGCCGTAAAGGGCGCGACGGAAGCGTTCAAGGATTTGAAAGTATCCCTGGGCGACACGTTTAGCGAGACTTTCAACACGTCCATGAAGGCAATTTTCGCCACCTTGTTGGATCTCGGAAAGGCCGCAGTTGTGGTGGGGACAGGCTTCCGGCTTTTGAAAGAGTTTCTTACCGGGGACGCATTTAGCGCAGAGGGTGTGCAAGCAACCAGGCAAGAAATGGCCAACGTCGTCAAGCAAATGGATGACATGCTTGAGCGCATTTCTAAGATGAAAGACCGTATCGGGGAGGATCCTGTACAGGCCGCAGCCGCCGCCGTGACGCCGGGACCTAAGAAACCTAAGCAGTTGGGGATGCTGGAAGGAGAAACCATTGTTGTTGGGGTATCGAAAGAGGCTATCAAAGCCCGCCAGGCGTTTACTGACGAGCTGCGGAAACTAGCTGAGGCGGCGCGCGTCGCAGGCAGCAAGTTCGGGGACATAGTTTCACCAGTGACTGACGCGGCGGAAAAACTCCGTGAGCTTTCCAAGATGGCTAAGGAAGCGGGAATGCGCGTGCCCGATAGCGCACGTGCGAACGTCAGCGCCGTTGGAGGAGCGGCGGTTGGCAAGGCTCTTGGAAATGAGAAGACCCTTGCGG